GCATTGAAAATCTGACCTACAAATGGATTTACAATAGCATGAATTCTATCAATGGCTGCTTGAACTATAGTTTCAATATACGCTTCATCTTCACTATACTTATTGATTGCATTGAAGAGGTTAGTGAGGATGGAAATAACTGCGTTGATCTTATACGCATTGGGATCACAACCATCAGCTAACACAGTAGTATCACCAAAAACACTACTAAACTTATCAGATCTAGTGGATGATTGACTGCTTTTATTAGATTCGTTTGTCTCGTCTTCTACCTGTTTCTCATTCTTATCCCTCCTCTCCGTATAACCTGAATGAGGTAGATAACCGTTGGTATCATCAGGCTCACCTGTAGATACCTTTTTAGTTCTAGGGAGAACACCTGTAATTACTGGCTGTTGTTCGTCATCATCATAATATTCAATAGTTACAGTATCACCCTGATTAATCATGGGAGATGTTGCATAGTTAGCAGCACCAGAACCTGCTGTGACAGGCATAATAACTTGTGCCCAGGGCAGATCTTCATCCGCTAGGATGTTCTTATCCTGCGTATGCTTACCTATGATACGTATTTTATATCTCCATGCCCATCCTTCACCATCAACCTGTTCTTCTTGTGGTTCAATAGGAGCAACTCTAGCAAGTTTAATTGTCATTTGTTATTAGTCCCATATAGTCCAAAGGTGTCACGTAGCAATCTCATTGATGAGTAAGAACCTCTAGTGTCAAAGTGGTGTCTGATTTCCTTAATCATATATAGACCACTTAATTGATCCTGATCTATATCATCTGTTTCACACTGTTGTGTTTTGGGAAACAGACATTTAATAATATCACCACACTCTAAATTAGTATTTACACTAACCTGAATACTAAGATCCTGGGTGAATAGTGTGTTATATCTCATTTTCCTCTGTGCCAAGAACTCATCTTGATTTTGTGTTGCTTCTTGGTTCACTTCCTTCTCTACTGTTCCAATATCATATACTTCAGTAAGAATCCTAGTTGGTACCTCAGTAAAACTCATAGCATCACCCGCCAAAGCAATATCTCTTGGATCAAAAGCCTGACCCAAGTTACTAACACCTTGGATATACTTCTCTCCACTATAAAACTCTGTGGGTGGAGTGACTGTAAAATCTACAGGGCTAAAGAACTTCTTAGATGTGGCATACACACCCTGATTCAAATTCTTCACCAGGTTCTGGTTCTTACTCACATGAAATTTCTCAATCTTATAGTCGTTAGACTTTAGTTCTGAAGTAGGATTAAAGTCACCAGTTTGTTCAGATGAACTAACTTCACTATAAGTATATTGTGACTTTGGTGATTCCCCCATCATCTTATCAATGGATCTAAAGTTATGTCCACTCATAGTCTGGTAGAAGAAGAATCCAGCAGTAGCACTATCACCACCACTACCAGAACCCTCAGGGACTGCCTTACTTGCCAACTTAGTAATCGCATTAAAAGGTTTCATTTGATTACCCAAGAAACCATACTTATTTGTTGTACCGTCTACCTTTTCAAGATTACCTTGGGGGAAGGCATCTGAAAAGATAGTTCTAACATGATCACTTATCTTAGAATCTTTAGGATAAACCTTCTCTAAGAACCTAGTTTCATTCTCGTATGCTTCCTGACTGTATAAGTTAATAGTGAAGAACTGTTTAAGTGCCTTCCTATTCATATCAGATACACCACTGATAAACAATCCAGGTCTAGTGAAACTAATGGTTTCATTATCTGATGAGTTTGGTGCTATCTCAATCTCAATCATCTCACCACCACGCAACTTCATTCCCTCATAGAGAGTAACAGTGGCACCCTGGTCATCTTGGATAGTAGACATACTGTTAGCAACAGTAATCTTCGCAGTGATGGCGGGTGATAGTACGTCCTGAAAGATATCAATTCCAACACAAGCAGTACGAATATCTACCCGAAGGCCATCTTTGGTGACTACCGACACTCTTCTATATATTGATGGACTCTTAGACATTACAACTCATACACCTATATTAGGTATTTATAGGTTATTTCACATATGTTTTTTGGTTGAGTAACACTGTATTGTTATTAGTTTGCCTACCATTAGTTCTCTTAGAAGAGAGATTAGACCAAAGTTCCTCAGCTTTATCTTTAACATTGGAAACAAATGAAGCTGGTCTAAGTGATTGATTTTGTGATTGTGATCCTGGTTTTGGTTTGGTTCTACTAAGAATCAAATGTTTTGCAGCTTTGGCTAACATACTATTATTACGAGAACCACCAGGCCTAGTTGAGTTTCTCTGGTTATCAACTTCAAAGTGAAGATGGGGTCCAGTAGATGTACCAGCTCCACGCGTTCCCCTTGCACCACCAGTTCTACCAACAGGAGTTCCAGCACGAACTCTCTGACCTGGCTTACACATTATTTCAGACATGTGAGCACATCTGAACTGCATTCCCAATGATTCTGACCACGCATCGATCAGATATCCATAACCACCATAAGAACCAGCAGCCATAATCTCAACATCAACATCAAAAGCTAAGTATGTTCCTTGTGGAGTAGCAATATCAACACCACCATGATCACTGCTGGCACCAGCTGTGGGCGCCACTCTACGACCCATCGCAGAACTAACCTCAAAACCACCAACAACATCACCTATCCTTAAGCTAGTCGTGTTGGTTGTAGTACCAGATGGAGATATTGAACCACTACTTGCAGGTGAGCTCATTGCACTAGCAGCACCAGCTTGTGGTTGTGGTGTTCCTGTATTGCGTTGCAAGTTTTCGCCATAATTTGCAGTTATTGCACTTTGAGTCTTACCCCCCTGCCCATAATAACTGGTGTTAGTTCCAACTCGACCATCTTTATCTGGTCCAAATAGATTAGGGAATGAGGCAAAAACTGGAGCTAGTTGATCGATCATTTGTGGTGTGATTCCACCTTCAATCTGAGCATCAGTTATACCAGCTTGACCTTTTATATACTGAGCTATAGCCATCTTATCCTGGTTTTCAGGTGTAAATTTAGCCACAGCTGGATCTAAACCGGCAGTAACAGCAGCTATTTCTGGATGCATCATCTGATATCTACCAACAGCAGCAGATTTATAACCGTTGTAGGTAGCTTCACCACTATTAAGCCTCCTTTTCTGCTCAACAACAACCTGATTAATAGTCATCTTAGTTAGATCCATATCAGTTCTACCACCAAACCATTTGTTATACCCATTAGCGTCAGATGTTCCTTCCGCAAATGCAATAGTATCTAAAAGGGCACCAACCTTTCCAGATCTAGTAGATCCACCACCGCCACCACCAACAGCAGCAGGAGCACTTTCCCTACTACCTTCACCGAATGCTGGTGTTTGTGGTAAAGCAAGTCCAGAAGTTGTAGCATCTACTGCTTCTTGGATAGTTTTATCACTATCCAAGTATTCCAGCATCTTGTCTAGTTCCTCTTCCTCCTTACCCCATACATTGTAGATAGTATCCCAACTTTCTCCAAGTTGATCCTGACCATCTTCTATCTCCTTTTCAGCTGATTTCAACCTACCCTTAGAGTCTTTCCAGTCAAAGGTAACCATATTGGTCAGCCAAGCTTTTCCATATGACAACAAACCCTTAAATATATTACCTATAGCTGATACACCTCTATTGATAGCAGCGACTACAATTCTCACTTTCTTTACAAACTTTCTAGCTTCTTCAATTAGTTTGGGGAGATTCCTGATAGCCCAAGCAGCTACAATATTCCAAAGAGCTTTCATTGGATCTACTAAAACCTTCTCGGTAAACTTTTTAGCAACTCCACCAACAGCATATGCACCTTTTGCTATTCCCCTCTGTGCCCTTTCCGTTGTTTCCCTAATATTATCCTCAAATCTTTCCTGTTTCTTGTTCTCTTTATTGATTATTTTCTGATCTCTATTAATCTTACGGGCACTCTGAGTGATAACCTGTTTTGAAGTATCAACACTATTTCTAATGCCCTTACCAAAACTCTTGGCACCAGCCATTAATCGTTGACCGATTCTCAACGCCTTACTTTTGTTGCCTCTGATTTGTGGTTCTGCCATTAGTTGTATGCTAACTCAAATGCGGATGCAGCGTAACTTCTATACATGTCAGCAGCTGGATCTGCTGTTTGCCAGAAGGGAACATCCTCGACCATGTTTGGTAACTCAATAGGACCACCTTCACCCTTATCACCACCACCATCTATGACACTTGGGGGTAGATCAATAACACTAATGTTATTAGTGCCACCTTCACCTGGTTCTGACATACCATCTAGGGTACTACTACCACTAGTTGCAGATCTAATCAAGGAATCTGTTGTTCTCTTACTCTCACCAGTTCCTTCAATCTTAACACCTGATCTGTTATTAGTTGCACTTTCAGTTAGTCCTTCTGCTGAGTCAGCAGTTCCAGAAATTCCCAAAGAACTAGCAGATACTGTAGTATGTTCACCACCCTCAAGATCCATTGCCTTGGATTTATCTTC